TTGGTAGGTTGCCGAATCTCTGACGGTCACGTATTCCGCGTCGGGGTGTGGCAGCGACCAGAAGGTCTTGATCCCAAGACGCGCTGGAACGTTCCGCGCTACGAGGTTGACACTCGCGTCGACGAGATCTTTGAGCTGTACAAACCTCTTGGATTCTTTGCTGACCCAGGGTCTGGTAACGATGAAGAAGGTGAGCGGTACTGGGATCGCTTCATCGATGGGTGGGGAGAGCGGTACGGCAAGAGACTCCTACTCCACGCGGCCAAGAGTGGCAGAGCACGGCACCCCGTGTTGTGGGACATGCGTTCCTCAGACCACCAAGAACTGTTCACACACGCGTGTGAGCGCACCCACGCAGATATCCTTGAGCGTCAATTGACACATGACTGCGACAAGATGCTCACCAAGCACGTCAACAACGCTCGTCGACGAACGAACAAGTGGGGCATCACGATCGGTAAGGAGCACCGTGAGTCTGCTAGAAAGATCGACTTGGCGGTGTGCATGGTCGGCGCGCGAATGATCAGACGAATGCTCATGACGAGCCCCGAGTGGCAGAAACGTAGAAAGAGCTCCGGAAAGGGAAGGGTGGTTGTACTCCGATGACGTTGACCATACCCGAGCTTCCGCTGCTCACGCTGTCTGACGACGAAAAGAACCTGCTCGGCGCGCTCAAGAGTGAGTTGATGTCGTGTCGCTTTGACCTCGAGCTTCGTGACTGCTACTACAACGGCGAACAGATCATCCGTGACCTGGGGATCGCGATCCCGCCACAGTTGAAGGGTCTGCATACCGTCATCGGGTGGCCGATGATCGGCGTTGACGCGCTCGAGCAGCGACTTGACATCGAGACGTGGCGATACACGAACAGCGCTGGTTCATCTCAAGAACTTATGGACATCGCCGAGGCCAATCAGCTTATCGCTGAGTCTGGTCTGGCACACCTCGACACGTTCATCTACGGTCGGGCGTATGCCGCTGTTGGCGCCGGCGATTGCGGGACCAGCGACTGCCCACCACTGATCTCCGTCGAATCTCCGATGGATATGACGGTGTTCTACAACGCGCGGGCGCGACACACCACGTCAGCTCTTCGGCTCTACAAACTCGGAGACGACAACGCCGCGGTTCTGTATCTGCCGGACCAGACGATCCACGTGGTAGAGAGTTCAACCGGCTGGGAGGTCATCGACCGAGATATCCACGACCTCGGCGTGGTGCCCGTCGTGCGGATCTCGAATCGACAGCGAACGGCGAACCGAGTCGGCAAGTCAGAGATCACGGCGTCGGTCATGAGCATCACAGACGCCGCGTGCCGGACACTGCTCGGCATGGAGGTCGCCCGGGAGTTCTACGGAGCGCCGCAGCGGTACATTCTGGGAGCATCCGAGTCGGCGTTCCAGGACGCCGAGGGCAACCCGCTCGGGGCGTGGGAGACGTACATCGGCCGCGTTCTGGCACTTGAGCGGGACGAGAACGGTGACATCCCGACCGTCGGAACGTTCGCCGCGTATGACCCAAGCGCGTACACGAAGATCGTAGATCTGTACGCGCGGATCATGGCCACCCAGCTTGGCCTTCCCCCTCACTACCTTGGGTACGCGACAGACAACCCCGCGAGTGCCGACGCGATCAGGTCAACCGAGGCTCAGCTCATCAAGCGCGCCGAGCGGAAGCAGACGATGCTCTCCTCGGCATGGGCGCAGATCTTCCGTCTCAGCCTCTTGATCCAGACCGGCGACATCCCTGATCGGGCAAAGCAGATCGAGACGGTGTGGCGAAACCCCGCTACTCCCACGATCGCCGCGCAGACGGACGCCGCCGTGAAGCTCGTTCAAGCGGGTGTCTTGCCGCCGGACAGTGACGTCACCCTCGAGATGGTCGGACTCACCGAGTCGCAGCGTCAGCGTGTGAAGACTGACCGAGCGCGCTCTCAAGCACGAGAGCAGCTGAGCCAGCTAGGTCAGCAGATCTCGGCGCTCGGTCAGCAACCGCAGCAGGCGCCGCCGCCTCAGCAGGCATCCGCACAAGCTAAGGTGACCGCCGGTGACAACGGCCCAAACCAAGGCTGAAGAGCAGCAGGCCGCACAGATCGCTCTCATCGCGTTGATGCTCAAAGACTTCGCTAAGATCTGGCACCTGCTCACGCCGAGCGAGCTCGACAGGTCACTGCCCGCCTGGGTCACGGCTATCCACGCGATCGTTGCTCGGTACGGTTCGATGTCTGCCGCACTCGCTGCAGACCACTATGAAGAGGCGCGGCTCGCTGCAAAGGCTCGCGGACAGTTCACTGTGCAACTTCCTGGCGATCCTGCAGAGGGCCTCGTTGACACCGGAATGCGGTGGGCGACGCGAGACGTGTGGAGTCGTGACCCCGAGACACTCCCTGACCGTGTGAAGAGTGCACGGACGATGGCAGAGAATGTGGCGATCAAAGAGGTCATCGACATGGCTCGGATCACCACCGTCGACGCCGTTCACGAGGACCCGGAGGCCGTCGGCTGGGCGAGAATCGCGCGGCCAAACGCCTGCTACTTCTGCCGGATGCTTACGACTCGTGGCGGCGTCTACACTGCCGAGACGGTCAAGTTCCGCGCGCACAACGGATGTCACTGCACTGCTGAGCCCGTGTTCAGAGGGCAGCTCTGGGAGCCGTCGGCGCGTGTTCGAGAGTGGAACGCACAGTATCAACGTGCATCCAAGATGAAGGGTGACACGCTCAAGAACCTCCGGCGCATCGTTGAGGGTCGCGAGACCCCCGCCACGTAGCACCGGAACAGTACTCCGCCTGGTGCGGGGTTATTCAACAACACGACCCCTGGAGGGTTTCTAACCATGTCCGAAAACGAGCAGCAGACCGAGTCACAGGAGCAGGAGACGGTCGAGGTCGAGAAGACCGATGACACCAGCGCTGACTCCAACGACACGAACGAAAACAACGGCAACTCCGATGAACAGGTCCAGGAGACTGAGAAGTCGGACACCGAGGAGTTCGACGCCGATCGTGCTAAGGCAAAGATTCACAGCGCGAACAACGAGGCGGCGAACCTCCGTAAGCGGTTGAAGGCGCTTGAGAAGCAGAACAGCGAGCTCAAGCCGCTCGCTGAGAAGGCGCGCAAGGCCGAGCAGGAGAACATGACCGAGGTCGAGCGTCTGCGCGCCGAGCTCACCCAGCGCGACGAGCGCGAGGCAAAGACCTCAGCGCGCGCCGTGAAGAGTGAGATCAGGGCCGCTGCCGCTGATCTTTTCGCGGACAAGACAGACCCCGAGTCGTACCTGACGTTGTCGAGTTACGTGGATGACGAGGGCGAGATCGACACCACCCAGATCGAGACTGATCTCACAGAGCTGCTCGAACGGAAGCCACACCTGGGAAAGCCCAAGGCTGACCCTCCAAGGAAGCGTCCGGCCCCTGACCCGACTCAGGCGTCGAGCGCGAATAACCACCGCGCCAGTGATCCGTCGGAAGAGTTCGCCGGCTTCATTACGTCCAAACTCGGACGTCGTTAACAACAGGAGATAACAATGGTGGCTACGCCCCCGATTACGCTTTCGGGCATCGATGATGCCCTTCTTCCCCGCACCATCACGGGGCCGATCTTCGAGAAGTCCGTCGAGCAGTCGGCGGTCATGTCGCTCGCCAAGCGGGCGCCGCTCGCGATCGACGCCACCACCTCGATTCCGATCCCGCTGGACGTTCCCACCGCTGACTGGGTCGGCCAGGGCGCGCGGAAGCCGCTGAGCACCGGTGGTATCGACGTCAAGCAGATGACCCCCAAGAAGCTCGCCGTCCTCATTCCGGTCGCGGAAGAGGTCGTCATGACCAACGCCGCCGGCCTGTGGACTCAGTTGCAGAGCGACCTGCCGACCGCGTTCGCGCGGGCGTTCGACCACGCTGCGATCCACGGCAAGACGATGAAGGGGGCCAACGGTCCCTTCGAGGATCACCTGACCGAGACCACGCACAGCGTTAGCCTCGGTACCGCCAGTCAGACCACCGGCGGGATCTACGCTGACCTGGTCAACGGTATGTCTGAGGTCGTTGACGCCGACTGGGACTTCACCGGTTTCGCCGCGGACCCGCGTCTCAAGCCGCGTCTGCTGCTCGCCACTGACGCTAACGGTCGTCCGATCTTCGTGGACACCACGACCGCCGGCACGAACGCCGCGTCGGCTGGTACCCTGATCGGTGAGCCGCTTGCCTACTCGCGCTCGGTGTCTGGCAAGCAGCGTCGGCAGTCGACCTCGACCGACTCTGGCCTTCGCGCCATCGGTGGCGACTGGTCGCAGGCCGCGTTCGGTGTCGGTATGGACATCACCGTGCGCGTCTCCAAGGAGGCGACCTACGTCGACGAGGACGGCGGAGTGCACTCCGCGTTCCAGGAGAACCTGGTCCTGCTGCTCGCCGAGGCCTACTACGGATACGTTCAGGGCGACCCGAACGCGTTCGTTCTGTACACCTCGACCGGCGGCGGTTCGTGACCGCGGAGAACCCGCCTGCACGAAAGCCCGCGACACGCAAACCGCCTGCCAAGCCGGTAGCGCGTAAGCCTCGGGCGAAGAAGGAACCGGTAGAGGCGTCTGTAGAAGCGGCTAAGCCAACTGAACAGGCGCCTCGGCCGAGTCCGTCCGCATCACCTAAGGCGAACGCGAAGATCGCTAAGCCGATGCGGATCGTCGTGCGGGTGCACGGTTACCCGCCTCGTCACAACGCGGGTAGCGAGTGGATGGTTCACTCGATGCTCAGGTCTCTTGTGGCCCGCGGGCACGAGTGCATCGTTTGGTTGTCACGGTACACGACAGATCGTGAACCGTACGAGCTCGACGGAATTAAGGTGATTCCGTTCGCGGCTCGTATGGACTTCGCTGTCGCTGCAAAGAACGCCGACGTGATCGTGTCGTATTGGGAGAACGTCCCTGCCGCCGGCGCTCTTGCTCGTGGGTTCGGGAAGCCGTTCGTGGTCGTGGCGCACAACGCGTCTCGTCTTGCGTTGCGGAACCTCGGCGGCGCGTCTACGTCGCTGACCGTCTACAACAGTCAGTATGTGCAGGCGGAGGCTGACCAGTTTTTCGCTGAGTACCCGATGTCATCGCGTCCAGCGAGATCGATCGTGGTTCGTCCCCCGGTGTTCGCCGACGAGTACAAGACGACGCCTGGCGACTGTGTCACTCTGATCAATCTCAATGCTGACAAGGGTGGAAACCTGTTCTGGAAGATCGCAGAGCAGATGCCCGACAGAAAGTTCCTCGCGGTGAAGGGCGCCTATGGCGACCAGATCGTTAGGGATCTGCCGAACGTGACCGTGGTTGAGCAGATGAACGGCCACCGAATGCGTGACGAGGTGTACACCAAGACAAAGGTCCTACTGATGCCATCGGCTCACGAGTCGTGGGGTCGCACCGCCGTTGAGGCGATGTGCTCTGGTATTCCGGTTGTTGCTCACCCGACAGAGGGTCTGTCAGAGTCGCTTGGCGAGGCCGGGATCTTTGCGGATCGTGGCGACACGAACGCCTGGGTCAGTGTCCTCGAGCGACTCGCTGACGACGAAGAGTGGTCCACCGCGTCGAAGCGTGCGACTGCCCGCGCGAAGGCGCTCGACCCAACTGATGATCTCGCCGCGTGGTGTGAGGCGATCGAGTCGCTAGAGGGGTGACACCGGTGGACGTCACCGCTGAAGAGCTCGGTATGTACCTGGGGATGGCGGAGATCGATGGTAGCCGAGCGGACTTCCTGCTCGCGCAAGCCTTGACACTCGCGGCGTCGATCGTGTCCCCGGTGCCTGACACCGCAAAGCCAGTCATCCTCGCCGCAGCCGGTCGCGCGTACGCGAACCCGCAGGGCGTTTCTCAAGAGGTCGTCGGTCCGTACCAGGTGCAGCGGCCACAGGCCGGCCTGTACTTCACGCGGGCGGAACAGGCGATATTGAAGCGTCTTGCGGGTCGCGGCGGTGCGTTCACTGTTGATCCGACGCCCGCCGGCGTCAACCCGCTCATCACGTGGCCGTGGGATCCAGACAACCCGTTCGCACCGACACAAGACGCGGAGCTCTGGGAGGAAGAATGGTGAGCTTTCCAGCGGGAGAGACTTGTACGGTCCTTCGCGCTGGGGCACCAACACGAGATCCGTACGGCAACGACGTACCCGGCGCAGACACTGAGACGAGTTACGGCGGCTGCGCGGTGTGGCCACGCTTCTCGAGTGAGAACGTTCAGACCCGAGATCAAGTCATCGAAGGACTGTACGTGGTCTTTCCAACCGGGGCGAACGTGCTCGCCACAGACCGAGTACGGACTCGCGGTCAGGTGTACTTGGTCGATGGCGAACCGGGTACCTTTCAATCTCCGCTCACCGGAACCACGCTTGGCCCGCAGGTTTCTTTGACAAGAATCACCGGTTGAGTTGGAGGTGAAGAATGGCGTCTAAGTTTCGTGGTGACTACTCTGGTATCGGCGAGATGATCCGGTCACCTGAGATGGTGAGAGTAATGGAAAACCTCGCTGGGAAGATCAAAGCAGAGGCTGAGGCCACCGCGCCGGTGGGTGATCCAAAACGAGATCGACACTCTGGCAGATATCGCGCTTCATTCTCTGTCTCGTCTGGTTCTGACGGTGGCTTCAGGAAGAACAGGGCCTATGGCCGCGTCACGAACATCTCGCCAGAGGCGTTCTACGTTGAGTATGGGACGTCAAAGATCCCCGCTAGACACATCCTCCTCAACGCCGCAAAGAAGGCGGTGAGGTAGTGAGATGTTCCCCGACATCGAAGAGCTTCTTGTTGAGTACCTGAGTGGCGTTATAACAGAACGCGTCTTGACAGATCTACCGTCGAACCTTGACGAGATCGTTCCTGTCGTGCGCCTGTACAGGGTGTCGGGCGCCGATGACGACTATAAGCTCGACCGGCCGATCGTTGACGTCGACGTGTTCGCCGTCGATCGCGCTGGCGCGTTCACTCTCGCTCGTCGCGTGCAAGCACTGCTGCGATTCGAGCTTCCAACGGTCACCTGCCCCGGTGGTGTGGTGACAAACGTCTCCACGATCGTTGGCCCTCGGTGGCTACCGGATGACAATACGAATCTTCGTAGAGTTCAGGCGACCTACGAGCTCATTGCGCATGCGCCGATCGGTGCTTAGCGCCGTTCACTAGAGAGGGATTTTCATGACCACGATCGAGCGTTCCGCCGACCTTGCGGTCGTTGGAGCCAATGGTGGCGCCTGGGCAGTCGACCTCGGCGTCACCACCCCGACCATGCCGACGACCATGGACGCCCCGAGCACTCCTTGGTTCGCGATCGGCGCTATCAGCGACGACGGTCTCACCTATGGCTTCGATGAGGACAGCCAAGAGTTCACGCCCTGGGGCTTGAGCACTCCGTTCCGTACCGAGGTCACCAAGTCGATTCGTACCTTTGGCCTGACCGCCTGGGAGACCAACCGACGGATCGTCAAGAGCCTGCAGTACCGGCTCCCGGTCGCGTCGTTCGACCCGGACGTCGTCGGCGGACTGTACTCGTTCGCCGAGAACGCGTCGCCGCAGCCCGACCGACGCGGGTTCATCTTCGATGTCTACGATGGCACCCGGATGGAGAGGTTCTTCGTTCCGTCTGGTGAGGTCACCGACCGAAGCGACGTGAAGTTCGCATCTAAGGAGATGTCGGGCTACCAGTGGACGATTACCGCCTACCCCGATGCCGCTGGCAACAGTGTCTATCACCTCGGTGTTGGTACCTCCAACACTGACGGTACTGGAGGTGCCTCCTGATGACGATGCCTTACACGACTAACAACGAGCTCGACAGGCCGTTGACTCTCGCTGAGCCTCTTGAGCTCCCGGAGGCCGCGAAGCAGGAGCTTGAGGCGCTCAACGTCTACATCTCAGTTCCCGTCTCCGCTGACGTGAAGGTTCGTGTGAAGCCGCAGATTGAGTGGCGCATGTCCACCATGCGGCTTCTCAACGCGGGTGACCTCGACGGCTGGGCCGAGTCGGTTATTCACCCCGACGACCTTGACACGTTCATCGAGTGTGACCTCACGATGGGTGAGTTCGGGAAATTCTCTGAAGACGCGGCGCGTCTTGCCGGTGATGGCCTGGGGAAATCTTCGGAACGCTCGCGATCCTCGAAGAGTACGCGGGCGCGCTAGAAGCAGATCTCAAGGGTCAGGTTGATCTTCTCGATATCCATCGAGGAAAGCTGTCGTGGCGTGGGTTGCGGGTGCTCATCGAGCACCTGCCACCCGAGTCAGCCACGATGACAGCACTTCGTAACAACAACCCCGAGATCGTCACAGAAGACGGTCCCGATCCCCGTGAGGGTCGTTGGTCTCAGATCGAGATGTTGCTCGCCTCTGTGGTAGACGAGCTCAGGCTTCTCAGACACGACTACCGGACAGCCAATGGTGACCAGAAGGGCAAGACACCGGACCCCGTAGTGCGTCCGGGCGTTGAGAAGCCGAAGAACGAGCCCAAGCTGACAGATACGCAATACGACTGGCTCTACAAGCACATCAATGGAGAGCTTCCTCAGGGAGCTGGATTCGTTGAGATGACAATCGACGCACAACCGTACAAGAAGACCACTTGAGCATCCGATCGGAGGTGTCCGGGTGGCTGGTATCAGCGTTGGCTCTGTATCGGTTGACGTCGTCCCGTCCGTAGAGAACTTTACGAAAACCCTGCGCGCGAAGCTCGTTCCTCAAGCGGCGAGTCTCGGGGCAGAAATCGGCAAGTCGATCAGTGCGGGGATCACCAAGGGAATCGGTGATCCGGTCTCTGACCCGCTCGACAAAGCGATAAAGAAGCAGCAGGGGAAAGCGCCGGCGCAGGGCGCGCAGGTCGCAGGCGCTTTCGCAAAGGGCTTTCAAGATCGATTGAAGGCGGCGTTCGCTGCTCTTCCGAAGGCGAACATCACTGCTGACTCGTCAGACGCTGATCGCGAGATCGAGTCAGTTAGAGCGCATCTTGAGACGCTCAGCAAAAGAACGATCGGCATCGACATCGACGAGGCCACGGCTCTCGCCGAGATTGAACTGATCCAGCGTGAGTTGGACAGGCTCAGTAACACCAAGAACGTGCAGATACGCGCGGACACGGCGACGGCGTCTGCGGAACTTGCCAAGATCGAGGCAGAGGTCGATCGTCTCGACGGACGTGACGCTCAGTTCAAGGTGACCGCGGACACTCGAAACGCCGGTAACGCGTTTCAGGTCTTGGCGATATCAATCGGGGCCGTGGCGGCGATTCCCCTAGGCGCGGTGCTCGGCGCGGGAGTCTTGTCGTTGGCCGCGCCGCTTGCTGCCGCTGGCATCGGGTTTGTTGGTTTGGCAGCCGTCGCGGTGCCCGCTATCACGCGCATCAAGACCGCTCTGGACGCACAGAAGGCCGCCACCATGCGGAACAGTGCGATCACAGCGGAGGCAAAGGGTAGAGCTCTCGCGGAGGCTGGTGCCCAGCAGCAGTTGGCGGCGGCCGTTCGGAACGCCGCGTTCGCGCATCAGCAGGCGCTTGACCAGGTGCGGTCAGCCGAGCAGCAGCTTACACAGTCTCAGATCGCGGCCACGAGCGCGCAGAAGGCGCTCACGCAGGCGCGAATCGACGCGAAGCAGCACGAGCAGGACCTCGCGAACAGTGTGATCGACGCCGGGTTGGCGTACCGGCAAGACCAGTTGAACGTCGACGCGGCGCGGATCGCGCTTCAGAAGCTGGGGTCAGCGCAGCAGGACGCCACCAGGATCCAGCAGGCGCAACAGAATCTATCGCAGGCGCAGACCGGGCAGGCCGCGATTTCGGCAGACCCGGGGTCATCTGATCTGTCGAAAGCGATGGCCGCGGCGCAGGTTCAGCAGGCTCAATCCGCTGTGAAGGCCGCTCAAGACCAGGCAAAAGCCAATGACCTTGCGCGTAAGCAGGCGCAACTCGCCTACCAGCAGGCGATTCAACAGCTCAAGGAGCAGCAGCTCCAGTTGAAGCGTCTCACCGTCGAGCAAAAGGCCGCGGCGAAAGCCGGAGTTGATGGCTCAGACCAGGTCATTCAAGCGCGACAGCGACTCACACAAGCGACTCAGCAGCTCCAAGATTCCGAGCTTGCTTTGTCACGTGCCAGGCAGAACGTCGGCAGAACAGACCAGAGCTCGGCAGACCAGATAGCCGCTGCTCAGCGAGCGATGGCGAGCGCGAGTCTTCAAGGCGCGAGCGCGACGAGCAGACTAACCGCAGCGATGGCGGCTCTGTCTCCTCAAGAACGCGGGCTACTACGTGATTGGAAGGGCCTGACCACCGCGTTCAGGGGCTGGGCGAAGTCGTTGGAACCAGACGTGTTGCCGATCTTCACGCACGGAATCAACTTGGTGAAGAGCGCCCTGCCAGGTCTAACGCCGATCGTGAAGGGCGCCGCTGGCGCCGTTGACGGGCTCTTGACAGACGTCGGTAACTCCGCCAAGTCGCCGTTCTGGGCTAAGTTCCGTCAGAACGTGACGAACCTCGTTCCGACTGCGATCACGGGGCTTGGGAAATCAACGGGGAACGTCGTCACGGGCGTTGCGGGAATCGTTAACGCGTTCATCCCATACGCACCACAGTTCCTGTCTTGGCTTATTAAGATCACCGGTCAGTTCGCAAACTGGGGTAAGAACCTGGGGGCTACAGACGGGTTCAAGGACTTCATGGCGTATATCGCCAAGGCTGGCCCGCAGGTCTGGAAGACGTTGATTGACCTCGGAAAGGCCGTCGTTGACATCGTAACGTCTCTGTCCGGGTTTGGACTAGGCTCGTTGAGTGGGATTCGTGGTCTCGCCAGTATCGTATCTGGGATGTCCCCCGGAGAGATTCAGGCGGTCGCCGCTGCATTCATCGCGGTCCGTGGTGCGATCGTGTTGAACATCGCCGCGACCAAGACCGCGCGTGTGATCCAAGGCGTCAACGACGCGATAAGTAGTGGAGGTACGAAGGGCCCGGTTCTTGCTCGTGGACTCGTGCTCGTCAGCAAGGGGCTCAAGTCGGTCACGGTCACGGCGGCTTCCACCGCCAAGTCGATGGCCACCGGGCTGGTTGGCGGTTTCCGTAACGTCAACACCGCGATGAGTGATAACGCGTCTCTGTCGACTCGTGTTGGCGCCGGCATCAAGTCTCAGCTAACCCTGTGGAAGCAGCAGGCGGGCGCGGTAGCCCAGTCCACCAAGGCGATGGTGGCGCAAACGGCGGCGACCGGCAAGGCAAAGGCCGCTGCGGCTGGAGCCTGGATCAAGAACCAGGCGATCGCGCTGAAGTCTGTCGCTGCCGCCCAATGGACGAACGTACGGGCGACCACGGCGTCCATCGTAGCCACCGTGCGCCAGAAGGTCGCAACGGTGGCGTCTACGATCGCGCAGTACGCAGTTCGCGCCGCGACCGCGACGTGGGCCGCAGTGCAGTGGCTCTTGAACGCGGCCATGGACGCCAACCCGATCGGTTTGGCCGTCGTTGCGATCGCGGCACTCGTCGCCGCAGTGATCTACGCGTACACCCACTTTGGTTGGTTCCGCACGGCGGTTCAGGCAACGTGGGACGCGATCAAGGTCGCGGCGCAGTTCGTCTGGAACTACGTCCTCAAGCCGATCTTTGATCTTATCAAATTCTACATCGTCAACATTCTCATTCCGTACTACAAGCTCCTGTGGTCTGTTGTGGTCGCCACCTTCAAGGGGATCGGCACGATAGCGCTGTGGCTGTGGCACCACGCCATCCACCCCGCCTGGACTGGCATTAAGGCCGTCATCAGTGTCGCTTGGACAGGCATCAAGCTATTCTTGAAGGCACTCGAGGCAAACTTCCAACGAATCGCAACGGTGGCCAAGTGGTTGTGGCACAACGTCATGACACCGGTCTGGAACGGCATCAAGACCGCGATCTCAGTGGTTTGGAATACGGGTATCAAGCCGGTGTTCAACACGCTTCGCAGTGCAATCGGCAAGGTTGGGGATGCGTTCCACGCTGGCGCGTCTGCCATCAAAACCGCCTGGAACAAGATCCGCGACTACACGAAAACACCAGTCAACTTCGTGATCGGGACGGTGTACAACAAGGGCATCGTCGGTATGTGGAACAAGGTCATGGGTTGGCTCCATCTGCCGAAGAGTTTGCAGTTGGGAACTGTTCCTCTGCTCGCAGCAGGTGGCGAGCTGTCAGCCGCCCAGTCGATACAGCCGATGAAGACGAACGGACCCGCGGCGATCGTAGGTGAGGGCAACCCGCGCTATCCAGAGTACGTCATTCCGACGGACCCGAAGTTCCGCGGTCGCGCCCAGAGTTTGTGGTCAGCCGCAGGCAGCGACATGCAGATGCTCGCTGGCGGCGGCGTCCTTGGAAGTGTCTTGAAGGACGTAAAGGGTGTGGCCGGAAAGGTCGTCGGTATCGGTAAGGACGCCCTCAGTCTAATAGCTGACCCAAAGAAGATCTGGGACAAGCTCGCCGCCCCGATCTTGAACAAGGCGAAGGGTCTGGGGACCAGCTCGTGGGGTAAGGGCGTCGCGGCGATTCCGCCGAAGATGATGGACGAGGCGTGGTCTGCGGCGAAGCAGCTCATCGACACGTTCAAGTCGGCGTTCGGTGGCGGCGGCTCTGCCATGGTGGAGTTGGCTAAAACCCAGCTCGGCTATCACGAAGGCGCTGGCAACTCGAACAAGTACAGTCACGCGCTTGGCCGGCCATCTGAGGAGTGGTGCGCGGACTTCATTGACTGGCTCGCGGTACAAACAAAGAACAAGAGCGCTGTACCGATGACGGCCAGTGCTCCGGGTATGGCTCGGGCATTCGGTAGCAAGTACCACTCGGGAACCGCCGGGGCAGTCGCTGGAGACATCCTGTTCTTTGGCCCGTCCAAGGCAGGGATCTACCACGTCGGTCTCGCGTCGGGGTCTGGCAAGGGTGGATCGGTTCCCACGATCGCTGGTAACTCATCCAACCAGGTCCGGGCCTACTCTGGTACGGGCATCGCTGGTTACGCGGCGCCAGCGTACCCGAACCCGGGTAACAGCGCCTTGGCCGTTCCTGGAAGCCTCGTCCACGCGTCGCCGACTTCGGCAAAGGCCTGGGCTCGACAGAGTCTCAAGACCAAGGGCTGGGGACAGGATCAGTTCTCGCCACTTGAGCGACTGTGGACGAGAGAGTCTGGGTGGCGCTGGAACGCCCTCAATCGGGGGAGCGGTGCCTACGGAATTCCGCAGAGTCTCCCCGCCTCAAAGATGCGCAGCGCCGGCGCGGATTATCACGACAACGCCGGTACACAGATCAAGTGGGGTCTCGGCTATATCAAGGATAGGTACGGGTCGCCTGCGGGTGCCTGGGCGCACTCGCAACGGACGGGCTGGTATGACAACGGCGGCTGGCTGCCGACCGGGCCTAGCCTGGTCTACAACGGCACTGGACGGCCTGAGCCGGTGTTTACCGGCAATCAGTTCGACCAGTTCGTTGAGGGAAGGTCTGGAGGTGGTGTGGAGTACCACGCCCACTTCGACGGGTTGACCCAGGCCGCTTATCAAACGCAGGTTCGCTCGTCGTTCCACTCCATGGCGGTGTCAGAAGCAAACCGTGAACGTATCGGCCGGAGAAAGTAGGAGGTAGCACGTGCCTCTGATCGTAAAGCCGGCGATATCACGAACGCCGCTGCCTGTTCGTCCGGTTCCACCTGGTCTAACCTACGTGGATCCGGATGGGCAGGCGTGGTCGCTCACGGACCGGAATAGCGGTGTGGTCGCGACCGCATGCGCCGGGATCTCCGGTCCCCCGGTGTCTGCCACCAGCTCACCACTGCCTGGTGGTGGGGCGTTGCCGCGTTCGTATCAGGCGGCGTCGCGTATCATCATACTCGGTCTTTTCGTTGACTCACCCACTCAAGCAGATTATCTCAGACTGTCAGACAGGTGGGCCAGAGCGATCTGGAACGAACGTCTTGGTGAACCTGCGCCCGGACTTCTCGTGTTGGCGCGACCTGACGGAACGTCTCGTCAGATCGAGGTTAGTTGTGTTGATGGCGGCGATCAGTCAGACGCTGACGCGACTAAGAGCGGACTGACCTGGTCCACATACTCGTTGACGTTCACTGCTGACGACCCGATGTGGTCTGACTCGGACGCGATCGAACTTTCGTTCGGGTCAAGCTCAGCCCCTGGTGTCCCCGCGATGCCGCCGATCGTGTTGGCTCCCGCCACACTGCTCGGTGAGAACACCGTCGTCAACAGTGGAGACGCAGACGCGTACCCGGTGTGGACGATTCATGGTCCGGGACAACCGACGATAACCAACCAGACGACAGGTCGGTCATTCGGTTTGAACGTGACGCTGAGTTCAGATGAAGTCGTTGTGGTAGACACGCGACCGACGTTTCAATCAGCGATCGATCAAGACAACAACGATCGATGGAATGATCTGTTGAAGTCTAGTCCACGCGATCTGTGGTCACTTGCACCTGGAACGAACGATCTAAGCCTGTCATTGACAGGTTCAGACGCTGAATCCAAGATCGTGTTGTCGTATACCCGACGCTGGTTGAGGTCGTGACGTGGCCGTCTCAATAGAGCCGCTACAGCGGTCGAACTTGTCCAAGCTCAAGCCGATGACGTGGTCAAAGATCGACATTGGACCGATCTCATATAATGAGGTTGGAACGTTCTCAGTCACGGTGCCAGCTACCCAAGCGGTGTGGGACTTGATCGCGTTTGATACAGACGGCGAGTATCTGCCGAACCTGTTCTTCGTAGACTGGAACGGCGTCTATCAAGTTCCGTTGATATCTGAGTCGTACAACCCGGTCATGAGCATTGATGACAACGGCGTGGTCACTGAGACGATCACGTTCGCCGGCGCTGACATGCTCGCGCTGTTGGCAAACCGCTTGGTGTACCGAGACTCGACTCAACTCTGGTCTGGTCAAACCGCCGGAACCACGACGGTGACCGGCAAGGCCGAGACCGTGATCAAGCAGCTCGTCTCTGGAAATATGGTCACTGCGGCGGAAACGGTAAGACGAGTTCCAAACTTCGTCGTCGCTCCTGACTTGGGGCGTGGCGGAACCGTCACGTACCAGATCGTCATTAAAAACGCGTCTACTACGGACACGGTAGCGGCGACCGGCGGTCAAACCTTGATGGATATGGTGCGAGCGGTAGCCATGCAGTCAAACATCGGTGTTCGCATTGACTTGATCGATGGCCAACTGGTGTTCGACACGTATATTCCGCGTGACTTGAGTAAACGCGTCGTGTTCAGTGAAGCGCTATGGAGTCTTCGCGGATACAGCCTCACTGACCCGACACCCACCGGCAATGCGATTTTGATGCAGACTGCTGCCACCTCTGACGCGTTCGTCACGTCGACGGGAGTAGGTAGCACGGACCCGTGGCGCAGAGTCGAGGTGTGGTCAGACCAGACCTCTACAACTGACGTTGCCCAGATCGCGCAGGCGCAGACAGACGCGATCGCGCAAGGAGCCGGTTCACCAAAGATCTCTGTGACTGTAGTTGATCTACCTAAAGTTCGGTTCGGCGCCGACGATCTTACCAACAAAATTCAAGGGTATCGTGAAGGTGACATCGTTGCGGCTGAGATCAAAGACGGGGTCATCTACACAGACGTCGTCGGTTCGATCGCGTTGTCAGCCGACACGACGCAGCAGTCGTACACAGAGACGGTAACCCCGACGATCGGCGCCGGCGACACGGACATCGGAACAGATCAAACCGTGACCGCTAAACTCGCCGCTCAAGTACGAGCGCTCGAGCAAAAGATCAAACAACTTCAAAGGAGGTAACGTGGCATTCAACGAGGCGATGCCGACGCCAGACGGTAACACCATCGCGACCATGCCTGACTGGGAGGCGTACTGGGTCGGAGGCCTGGGAGGCGCCACAGGCGTGATCGCAGGCACCGGCGGCGAACTCGCTCCGTCGATCAACTCTGGCGCCAGAACGGTATCAACTGCGACTGGTGCGGCACTCATTCGTGGCTTTTATGTGAACAACCCGAGCGCCACATTCACGGCATCTGTGCCCGCTGTGTCTGCTGCTGATCGTGTAGATCGTCTTGTGCTTCGGCTCGATAGGACGGCGTCTGTCGCGTCTGACTGGTTGAAGCCGTTGATCGTTCAAGGTACGTCAGGGTCACTAACGCCACCGGCGCTTCAATCGAGCGCGACGGGATCGTGGGATCTGCCGATCGCGCGGTGGACGACCAAAGCGGACGGTTCCCTCACCGGGTTTGTTGATGAGCGGCAGTCGCTGGGCGGTTCGTTCATGGTGTTTCGATCGACACAACGTCCGTTGGCGTCTCCACCTCGGCTCGGTTATGAGACGGATACTGGCCGGCTGCTGCTTGCTAACGGTTCGTCTTGGTCTGCTATTACCGCCGACACTGGATTCAGCGACATCGACATCACAGGCAACTGGAATCCAGGTGGATTCAACCTCATAATTCGTATGGTCGGACCCGTCGTGTATCTGCGTGGAAGCATCGTTCGAACGACCAACACACTCCAGTCGACCGATACAGACAGCCCGTTCGCGACGATTGCGGCACAGTATCGTCCGGTTGGTAACCACACGTGGTCAAGCGTCACGAGCACCTGCTCGCCGGTGCGGATATGGGTGACTACGGCCGGTGTGCTGTCTATCGTGGACCTTGCCACAGATGTTCCTGTTGGTCGGCAGATCTACGTAGACACCGTGTGGATGGTGTGACCTTTATGCCGCTTCTGTGCAGACCTTCAACTCCGCCTGCATTGCTTAGACCGGTACCCCCGATGCCACCGATCTGCGGTGTTCGTAATGATAACGATTCAGAAACGGAGACAGAAACGACGTGAGGCACACATTCGGTGGCGATCTGTCGGCATGGTCAACTGATCTGGGAGACACGGCCACGAGTCAGTCTGGGCAGACAGGCAAACTGGCGCTGTTCATTCCGGGCGCCGTGATCGAGTTTTGGGACTCAGTGTCTGGTGGAACGACGTACACAGACCTTATTGATCACTTGGGCACCGCGACGGTATCGATTACTACAGACGCGAACGGCGAGTTTCCGCAGTTCAGTGGTCCGGATGACGTCGTTACGATGTGGGCGGACGGATCTGGCGATGGTTCCGGCCCACGACGTTTGATCATTACGACTGACGCTGCTGACACCACTATCTCTAACCGAGCCGCGATCGATGACTTGACGAACGCCGTGTCAGATCTACAGAATCTGACCGCGTCGTCTCTTGGAATCGTTGAGTACGACTCCGAATCTTCGTCGTGGCCAGAGCGACCCGCGGACTCACGAATCTACGTGTGGGTCGGTCCCACTGCTCCATCTGTCGGTGCACCGTACATGCAAAACGGCAGGGACTTCTGGCTCAACCCGGTTCCGGTGAGCTGACATGCCTTACGCTCGTCTGTACACGGCGTCTGGCGGTCGACTGCTCCCGTTGGACGGCGGCACCGTAGTCATCCCTGGACAGCCTGGTGGCGGAGGAGGCGACAACCCACCACCGACCGGAAACAGAAACGCGATGCTCGTTGGCGGAGCTGGTGTAGCGCTGAGCGGGTCTGATTTCCCAGCGCTTGACACCGCTGCGGGACCGTTTACGGTTCGCCGATCTTATGACACGAATCTGCCTGCGACGTGGTCGGCAAGCGTCGCGTGGGTCGACGTTGGTGTTCGCGCATCGGTGTGGTCCTGTAAGCCTGACCTCGCTCAACTCGCGTCTGGAGCACTGGATTCTGCTATCAAAGCGTTTGTTGCGAGTATCCCGGACACGCACGTCTGCTGGCTGACGTGTTGGCACGAACCAGATGGAAAGATCCGCAAGGGCCAGTTCACACTCGCCCAGTACCTGCCTGCTTTTCAGAGGTTCTGTAGCGTCGTCAAGTCGGTCGGTAAACCTCACGTCTATACGACGCAGATACTTGAGGCGTGGTCTGGTCAGAACCCGTCAACTGGAACTACGTTCTCAGATCTGTGGCCTGGTGATGGTCTCGTAGATTGCTTCGCGGTTGATGGTTACAGCAATACCGGTACTGGTGCGGCGCTCTGGGGCCCGGCCTTGACGTTCGCTACCAGTAAGGGCATTCCATGGGCGATCGCTGAGATCGGCTGCGCTGGGACGATGGACACGTCGTGGATGCAAACCCAAGCGGACTACGCAGGCACGCACGCAGCTGGCGGGCACGGTAAGGCGGCGTTCTTCTGTTGGTTCTCGAACACAACCGGTGGAGTGCTCGCCACGCCAGGAACGGACTCATTGGCGGTTTCAAAGGCCAAGTCGATCAGCCAGACGTACTACACGGACGTCAACGGTTATCTGCTCTGACGAGCTAATTTTCTCAACACTCAAAGGAGCGGCATGGCTATTGCATTTCGCGCGTCCGCAGAAAGCCACGTGACGAGCGGATCACTCACTATCACTGTTCCCACTAACGTTCAAGCTGGCGATCTGCTCGTGCTCGCTGCTGGCCTCAACAATGGCGGGAACGCGGCGTACGACTGGGTCACCCCTAGCGGTTGGACGCGTCGTGACGACCGGAGTGTCGGAAGTAACCTGTACGCCGCGCTCTACGTGAAAACGGCGGTATCAGGAGATGTTGGTTCTACTATCACTCTTGCCTCTGCTACCACAGGCAAAAGTTGTGTCATACTCGCTGCCTACTCTGGTGTTGATCAGTCCGCCCCGGTTGACGTCGTCAGTGGCCTCTCGGAAACGACCACCACCGTCTCCCACACGACTCCGACCGTGACGACCACACAAGATCAAGATTGGGTTGTCATCGCCGCGGTTCAGTCCGACAGTGTCGCCGAGTCATGGTCGACGGCGACCGGCTTCACCAAACGACAGGACAGTCTCGACAATGACGTGCCCAGTGGACACGTTACTGCCACGCTGCAGGACAAGGGCCCGGAGCCGGTTGGCACCTACGGCGGCGATGTTCTCACCGCTGCCGCCGCGTCACCGAAGGCCGCGATGTGGACCATCGCGATCAGCTCGCAGCAGACCACGCAGACTGCCCGGCCTGTCTCAGACGTGGACGTCACCAACACCGTTGGCGTGCCGACTCCCGGCGTTGGTTCTGGCGTGTACGGGAACCTCGCTGCGAACGCTGACACGTCATACGCGGAAATCTCCAATACCGGCGACGTCGAGGTCGCGTTCTCCTCACTGATCGACCCACTGTCCGCGACCGGACACACGCTCAACTATCGTGCCGAATATGCGGGCGGTGCGACATCTGGAACACTTACGGTCACTCTCAAACAGGGCACGACGACGATCGCGAGTTGGACGGACACTCTCACCAGCGCGTTCCAGGTCTTCTCACACACGCTGACGTCCACACAGGCGAACGCGATCACCGACTACTCACAACTTCGGGCGAGATTTGCTGCGGCAGTGAGCTGACCTATGGCACACATCTCCAGCATCACCAAAGTCCAGTCCTCGTCGGCCACATCAGTCACGATCACACTCACTGCAGGCATCGCCGCCGGCCACACCTTGATCGGTGGGATCTGCTGGGAAGCTGCGGCCGGGACCGTCCCCACGATCTCCTCGATCGTCGACTCCCGAGGCAACACCTGGACGACCACGCCAGATGACTCGGTCGTCAACGGGGTCACCCTTGCGGTGGCGGTAATCCGCGCCAGAGCTACGACTGCACTGCAAGTCGGGGACACGGTCACCATCACGGTCAGCATCGCTCGATCCAAGTGGGCGATCCAGATTGATGAGTTCGATGACGTCAACGCCTCATCACCGAAGGATCAGGTAGCGCACAACGCGCCCGCCTCCGCGACGGCCTTGACGACTGGGACCACGGCGACCACGGCACAGAACTACGAACTCATGTACGTCGCCTTTGGATTTGGCTCGGGGCGAACGATAACAATCCCCGGCGGATGGTCCGGCGGTGCGTCTGTTGAAACGACCGGCGGCACCGACCGGGCCTTGCAAACGATCTGGAAGTACCAGACCACAGCGGCTGTGGAATCCGGGAGTTTGACACTCAACACTACTAGCACCTACGGCGGTGTGATTGTCACGTACAAAGCGACGTCAGCTTCGCCAGCCGTAGGGCGCGTTTCACAAGTGAAGTTCACCACCCCACAAGGCGCCGCGTCTCCCGTCGCAAGAGTGACAAGAGTGTCGATGCAGGCGCCGATCGGATCAGTGGGAACCGTTCGCGTCACTCAAGTGAAGATGCGCGTACCTGCCGTAGACGATCAAACGCCATACTCGGGTATCAAGGCTATCGTCAATGGTTTCTTCAATGATGCGTCGATCTCGGCTGCCTCGCACGGCGCGGTGTAATTGGACGCGCCAACCTCATGGATGACAGTTCAACTTAGAAAGGTAGCGCATGACCTTCATTAGACACATCAATGAAGCACGAGTAAATGGAAAGCGTCTCGGCCGGCACGTTCGCCACGACCCCCGATCTTTGTCATACCTCTACCCGGCGGACAAGGTCGGGGACCTTGTCAGCGTAAAGCATGAGCGGCACATTCCCGTTCTTGACCAGGGTGACCTAGGAAGCTGCACTGGCAACGCGGCTGAGGGCTGCGTTGGCAGCGCGATGTTTCTCTCTGCGGTTCCCGACGAAAACAGAGCAAAGCCGACCGGCAACAAGATCGGAGACGAGAGCCAAGCGGTCGTGCTGTACTCTGCCGCGACCAAGCTGGACGACGTTCGTGGCTACTACCCTCCGACCGACACTGGGTCAGACGGGCTATCGGTCGCCAAGGCCGCCAAGAAGGCCGGTCTGATCAGTGGGTATCAACACTGCACGAGCCTCGACGCGACCCTTAAGGCGTTGTCTCAGCGACCCGTGATCTGCGGTGTGAATTGGTATGAGGGCATGGATGAGCCCGATGAAAACGGACTCGTGAAGATTGCCGGGCAGGTGCGTGGCGGTCACGAGTTCGTCCTCGACGAGCTTGACGTCGAGAACAAGCTGATTGGCGCCACCAACTCGTGGGGCGAGAGCTTCGGTGTCAATGGACGATTCTACATCTCATGGGATGACTTCGAGAAACTGCTATCCGAGGATGGAGATGTGACGGTGTTCGTGCCGATTTCCCAGCCTGCCCCTACTCCTACTCCCACTCCGAGTGACCAGTTCACAGAATTCACCGCCATGCTCAAGACCTTTGTTACTGAAGTGCAGTCATGGCTCAGGAAGCACGGTATGTAACTAAAGAAATACCCCCGTAAACTGTGAATAAGAGGTAACGGTAAGACTCGCCTGCATCTGCTCCCCGCTAGATGCTCGCGATCTCGTTAGCAGACGCAGGGGTACCCTATGACAGATAAAGATGAAATCGAAAACGTTCCTGACAGGACTGTTATACGCGGTCTGAGCGATATAGCGGCGACGATGATAAGGGAAAGCGTGGGACGTTACGAGTACGTTGCCGATCAGCGCTACACAGAGCGTCGGTTCCATGATCTGGAAAGCGACGTAACTGACCTCAAGGATACGCACGCCTCGGACGTCAAAGAGATAAAGGCGAATATCGCATCACATATTAAAGATCATTCTGATAGCCAGACACGTGAACGCGCGAACTGGCGTCAGTTCTTCTACGCGGGGATCATACCGTTTGGAATCGCCATCGCCGTGGCACTCTTTTCGGCGTGGATCGCCGCGAAGGGAAGCGGAAAGTGATACACATTACGCGACGACACGTTGGCGTTTTTGCTGCTTCGAGTAGCTACGCGTTGATCGCGCTCATTGGGATCATAGGGATAAGTCGGGTTCTTGGAAACACGTCGTCTCCAGAGATCGCGGCTCCGGCCCCGACAGTGACACCGTCGAGTGACACGCCAACGCCGCCGACAGACAGAACCCCCACCATCAAACCGTCTGCAAAACCGCCGTCTGATTCTAACCCCAGAGACGGCGGTAGAGGCGTCATGGCGGCGCCGCTGGTGTCTGTCAAGCCAGTTGGCCACGGTGGCTCTAGACCCACCTCCGGCACGTCTAGCCCCATCACTCAACCGACGCCACCGTCGACCCCCGTGTCTCCGAGTCAAGCCATCGTTGCGGTGCGCGTTTCACTAAGAGCTATTCAGTGTGACGCGGTTCGCGTCGGAAATGTAGTCTCGGCTGGAGGGGCCTGTTAACCATGCTTCATGGATTTGACGTGAGCGCCTACCAAGGTACCGGCGTGCCAACGTGTGACTTCATTATCATCAAAGCGACCGAAGGCAAGAGCTACACCAGCTCCAAGTTCAAAGCTCAATACACAAGCGCCAAGACCAACGCGAAGCATCGTGGCGCGTACCACTTCGCTCGGCCTGAAGAATCTTCATACAAGGACCAGGTGAAGCGGTTCCTCGACACCGCGCAGCCTAAGGTCGGCGAGTCGGTGTGGCTGGACCTTGAAGCCTCGAAGCTCACCCAAGCGGAGACGAACGCGTGGGCGCGCGGCTGGGGTGACACCATGTGGGACCAGGCGCCCGGTGTCACCTCGGGCAGTTACCTCGGCTCCGGATACGTGTCCAACAACACCGGCCGCGACCTTAGCAAGCACTTTGATTTGTGGTGGTATCCGCAGTATTCGGGCGCGTATCAAGTGGCCCCGTTCGGCGTAGATCTCGAGGAGCTCCGCGCCGAGAACAGGTCGTCGCTAATCCCTGAGCGTCGCCTCATCACCACGACCACCACGGCGTGGCCGCCCACGGTGACACCGTGGCTGCCGTCCACGAACAACACCGGTTGGAAGAAGCCAGACCTGTGGCAGTTCACAGACAACTGGCGGGGCCTCGACGCCTCCATCACGACCCTCACGATTGCCCAGCTCGCCGGCGGCCAACCCGCGCCAATCCCGAAGCCGATTCCGGCTCCGAAGGTGTGGCCGGGCCGATACCTGAAGCTCGCGTCCCCGCTGATGCACGGCAGTGACGTGACGTGGACACAGCAGCACCTCAACACGCGCGGTTCGAAGCTCACTGCTGACGGCCAGTACGGGCCGAAAACCCGCGACGCCGTGAAGGCGTTTCAGAAGGCCAAGCGCCTCACCGTCGACGGGATCGTCGGCAAAGCCACGTGGACGGCCCTCGGCAAGTCCTGATTTGCACAAACCACCTGACGCCCCGGCCAGCGCGCCGGGCCTTTCGCATGGAAGGGGCACCATGCCCGAGCTTGACGAGCAGCTCTACGCGCTACCGAACGAGCCGACACCGATCCAGCCGACCAACGCCGCTGGCACCATGCCCGACGACCCCGACCAGGCCGACGTCTCCCAAGACCCCACGCCTGACCTCGACGAGACTGAGCATGCCGCGCTTCTGGCCACCGCCGGCGGTGTCACCGCGCACACGATCTTGACACTCGCGGCCTCACAGATCGGCACGGGGGAGTCCCCAGCGGGGAGCAACAAGAACAAGTACTCGAAGTGGTACGGGACGACCGGCGCCTGGTGCTGGATGTTCCTGTGCTGGCTCTTCGACCAGAAGGGCGCGCTCGCGCTCGTCTTCGGGAAGCACGCGTACGTCCCCTACTTCAAAGCCGTCTTCTCGGCGCACGGCGAGTTCCACACCAGCAGCCCGAAGCCTGGTGACCTTGTCGCCTTCGACTTCAACCGGTCTGGCGACCCGGAGCACATCGGCATCGTGGAGAAGGTCATCTCCGGGTCTACGATCCAGACGATCGAGGGCAACACCAGCGACCACGTCATGCGCCGCACCCGTAGCCGCTCCTACGTGTACGGCTACGCCACCCCGAAGTACGCTGCCGCGCCACCCGCCAGTCCGAACGCCTACCCGGGCACGGTCTACAGATACGTCAATGGCAAGACACTGATGTCCGGTTCCCACGTGAAGTGGATCCAGACTAGGCTCGCCGCCCACAAGCACGCGGTCAGCGTCGACAGCCAGTACGGGCCGAAGACGGCGGCCGCGGTGAAGAGCTTCCAGAAGGATGCCAAGCTCACCGCCGATGGCGAGGTCGGCCCGAAGACGTGGGCCGCGTTGGCCAAGTGACTGCACAACTACACATTCAAGGAGACTAAGTGAAGATCTTTGGCTACGAGCCGGCCACCATCCTCTACGCGGTGAACGCCGCAGTGGCGCTGCTCGTCTCGTACGGCCTGCCGCTGAACCATGACATGGTCGCGGCGATCACCGTCATCGCGACGGCAGTGCTCACCATCGCTACCGCCGTGATGACGCGCCCGTTCGTGGTGTCGTCAGTGACAGCGGCCGTCGGCTCGCTGCTCGCCGCAGTGGCGGCGTTCGGCCTGCACCTGTCTGGCAACCAGATCGGTACGGCGGTGACGGCCCTGTCGGTGGTACTGATGCTGCTGCTCCGTCAGAACGTGACTCCGGCGCCAGCGGTAGCTGTTCGGCGATAGTCTGCTTGCGTATCAATTAGCTCCAACGAAGCCCCGCTCTCTTCCGGTTCGCCGGGAGAGGGCGGGCTTTTTTGCGTGTTCTAGCCAACACCACTAAGTAGCAGCACAGACTACACTCGAATCAACATCTATGAAAGGACTGGTACATGGCCACAAAGTTCAATGAATTTGTCAACTCGATCATCAGAACAGGAACCGCTGTTTTCGTTGGCGGGATCATCACGTACCTGGTCGCGCGCGGACTCAACCTCAACGAGTCGTTGAAGACGCCGTCAACTGAGGTTCTCTTCGGGATCACATCTGTTGGCTACTACGCCGTGGTACGTGTCCTCGAGCACTTCGTCAACGAGCGCTTCGGCTGGCTACTGATGTCATCTGGAAACCCCACCTACCCGTCGGTGACGTGGATCGAGCAGAAGGAAAAGAAGCGCTTCGTCCGTCGACCTCACGCGTCTGCAGTGTCTCGCGCGCACGGCGAAGAGTAACCCATAACGTAGAAACGCCCGGTCTCACTTTACGCGAGGCCGGGCGTTTCTTTCTTGTTCCTACCGGGTGTCTACATTCTGCTTCCTGGGGCGGCCGCCTCTGTTGGGGACGTACTTCGATCGCCAAGCCAACGCCGCTGTGACGTCAAACTTCCGTCGCCCGTTCACGAGCTCACCAGTCTGGAAGCCCGTCTTGTTACGTCGTTTCCACCAGGCGTAGACAGCCTGTCGTGTCACCGTGCCGTACCCAGCTTTGGTGAGAGCATCCGCGACGGTCTGCCACCCACCCGTTTCCTGCTTCACCTTATTCTCTTCACTCATCGTGTCCTCCTGTCTTATCTCCTCACGTACGCAGGTCTCAGAGGCCGTCACTTTGCCTCCCCTCTGCCTCTTACGTCTATGTGCACTACTCTACCTGTTTGTTCACCAAAAGTAAACACCTTACACACGATCGCCGCCCAACACTCTTGAGGGGAGTGTGGGCGGTTTGTCGCGCGTCTGGCTAGGCGAGGCCGTGCGGCTCGAGGATCGCGTGGATGTCACTTGAAAGATCGTCGACCGTGCGTTGTGCCTTTTCAAGCTTGGACCACAGCTTCTCGAGTTCCGGGTGACCGTCGGGCATGTCCTTGGCCTTGATCCCGTAGCTGGCGGATTCCGCGATCCCGCCCTCCCACTCGATCTTGTTAACAAGATCTTCGAGTGAAGCAAACCTAACCACTTTTTCTCCTATCTGTTCTTCAGGCTACGAGTTGAGATGAAGCAGCGTTCTCGGCGCGCTGCTTCGGTTCACGCTTGGTCGCTTCGGCGGCGTTAGGCGCGGTCTTCCAGTGCTTGGACACGTCGTGCAGGTACTCACGCTCGACGTCTTCTGCGCCCTTGACGAAGTCGCTGACCCTGCGACCGCGTTCGAACTCACCGGGGTTGCCCTCGAGACTCCGCTTGGCCCACGTCGAGATCCACTCGCCACAGTGAACGGAGACTCCCTTGCCCCACCCGTTCTGAAGGGTCTTTTCGTCCTTCAGCGGTTCAACGAGCCAGTTGTCGGGGAAGCCCATGATTCGCGCGATCTCACGGTGCGTGAAGAACCGTGGGAGCTTCGGGTGAATGGCGATCAGCGGACCGGCCCCGGTGACCACGTACGCCGGTTTGTTCCAGCGCCAGCGACCGACCTGGAACATGCCGAAGTCGAACTCCTTGTCAAGTGCCCACTTGTCGAGTGTGCGCACCTCACCGGTGGCCATCGTCTTGCGCTTCTTCGTCTTCCACCGCTCGGGGAATGTCCCGGTCGACTCGTAGTAGTGGCGCGCCGCGTCACCCTCGGACTCGCCCTCGGCCCAGAACTCATTGTTGTCGCGGATGAGGTCGATGACGATGTGTGCGTCACCCTCGGGCATCGTTTCGTGTCCGTCGACGAGTCCGTCCTCACGGCGGAACTGCTTGCTCCACCAGGTAGGTTCGGCCACGTACGGGAGCTCTTCCATCGAGAGCGGCTGGTCGATGAGGTCGCCGATGGCGTCCGCGAGTACCGGAACCTGTTCGAGATTCGGAACGTCGACGCCGAACGGAACGCGACTGCAGACCATGAAGTATCGCGCCCGTTTGGAACAGCCGCCGAGAGAGTAGTTGTCCTGGAGCACGTGGTGAAGCTCGTACTGGTGCCCGGTCAGGCGCTCGAGCTCATCGCGGAGTTTCCGCATGAGCGGGAGCCCCTTGCTGAACGCGGAGCGAACCGACTCCATGATGTAGATGTCGGGGTTACTCTTAGCGGCAAAGCGCACAGAGTCCCACATACACGAGTTGATCTTACTGTCCATCCCACGGAATCCGGGGTTTGACAGAACAGAAAAACCAGCGCAAGGAGGATTTGCGATGACGATGTCAACCTTCTCTGCTGCCCAGTCTTCGGGGGCTGCGACCTGAGCAGTCCACGAGTGTCCGAGGAGGTGTCGGTTCGCCTCACACTGAGGCATACCGAAACCGCCCAACGCAGAGCTCTCACACTTGGTTACGAGTTCAAGACCAGCCTGTACGGCGCCGAGGGTGAACCCCCCGGCGAAGCCGTGAACATCACTGAAACGCATGAACACCTTCCTTCGGTGTAGTCACCTGGCTCATCAGTGCGAAGGAAGTGATCCCCTCACAAACGACGCCGAAGCGTCGTTTCGCCTTAGGCGGCCGGAGCGGCCGCAACGACACATGACGTAGAGCAGTAGAGACGCTCATTGGCGCGAACCGGCTCTGGCGCGTTCGGCTCGTCGAGCGCACGCGCGCACGTGGCGCACTTGGTGGACCGAGCGTCGTACCCGTCACGCTGACGGTTCTGGTTGACGGTCATCTTCGCGAGGTATCGCTGCTCGAGCTCGTCGTCCGTGACCTTGGCGGCGGTCAAGGCGTTGGCGGCAAAGAACAGAACGTCGATCAACTCCTTGACGTACCGGTCACGACCGTCGTCGAAGTGCGCCTTCTTGTCTCCACTCGCCCACGGCTTCCACGGGGTCTCGTCGAGTGCCTCGATGATCTCGCTCTGCATACCGAGAGCGTTGGTCTTGATATAGTCGAGACGATACTCGATGTCCGTCTCCATCCGGCGATAGTCCACGCCGAAGTGGGTGCTCTGGTACCCGTAGGTCTTGGACAGCCACTCGTTGTTCAGCATCTTCCTGCTTCCTCCTTCTCACAGACCCACATGATGTTACGTGAGTATTCCGGATACAGCGGCGCGATGAAACACGCCATGACCTCGTCTGAATAGTACTCACGGAGCCGATCGAAGAGTGCGAGCTCAGCTACCGGAAGTACCTTTTTCAATACGGGGTACGAGGCAAATGTACCATACTGTTTTACAATTTTGAAGCCCGCACCCTCGAGTGTCTCACGAAGCTCGTCTTCCTCATACTCGTGGATGTGGTTCACGGCGGCCTTGCCATTGAACACCGGCGTCGAGATGAGAAGCGTCCCGCCAACGGCGAGACACTCATGAATCCCACGAAGCATCTCGAGACCATCAACCTTGTTCATGTGCTCGATGACCTCAATGCTTACCGCCTTAGTGAAATGCCCCTGCGGCAACTCGCGCCAACGATCAACGAAGTTGAACTCGCCAATGAACGTAGCGAACGTGGAGCTATTCGGAATCTTGATCTTATTGATGTCAACTCCGAGGTACTCCGCAGGCACGCATCGCCGAACACCAGCGAGCACGTTGGCGAGCGGGCGCTCCACACCACAGCCGACCTCAAGCACGCGGTCAGTCACATCGATGAGACGGTGTGCGAAGCCCCACTTGAAGAAGTGCGCGCCATAGTCACGGTGAACGAGCTTGCCCGTCTTGTCACCGCGCAGGTGCGTCGTGTCGAAGCGTCGGTCACCACGACGAGCATCCTCGCGGTGGATCGGTTGAACGTCGTGGTCACCGGTCACTACTTCACCTTCTCAATCTCCGTGTTGAGGGCGTTCTCAAGCTCGATGATGAGCCGATTGGCGCTCCAGGTGTGCGTTCGTAGCGCGTCTGCCTGGGCGTCAGCAAGCTCCGTGAGCTGGGTATTGGTCATACCCTCGACCTCAGACGGCTTGACAAGGTAGGGGTCTCCGAGACCGCGAACCTCGTCGTGATCCGCGAACATGATCGAACGCGCCGCAGCGGAGTAGACGTACCGGCAACGCCACCAGCCACCGCCAGCGTGCGGGTATCTTGGGCAAAGGTTGCCCCACGACTTCGCGATGACCTGCACTAGCTCACTCTCTTTGAGCTGCTGCTCTGCCTTTGACGGCTTGGTCCCGTAGTAGTCAACGTCCCACGAGAGATCGAGCTTCTCGACCCACGAGCGCTGGTCTGAAAGGGTCCCCAGCACCCACGTCCGCTTGCGTTCATCTGCGGGCGCGCGGTCACACTCGTACTGTTGGAAGATCGTCGGGTCCATGTACCGAATCTCACGCGCCGGGATACCATCGGGCTTGAGCAGTGCGTGGTCACCCCACTCAAACGCTGGTACCAGTGTCAATGGCCACGGTCGTGTCGCCATCGCGTTGAGCACCGCGTCAACCATAGGTCGGCCAGGCCCGAACTCAGCCCACTCTCGGCTGGTGCGACCCTTGACTGACGTGAACAGTCGGTTGGAGTCCTTGTTGAGCGACTTCACTGACTGGTAGATCCCGCGGAACTGCCAGTCGTCAACCATGAACACAAGCGCCATACCGGACTCACGAGCGCGGCCGATGACGTCACACACCGTGTAGACGTGGCGAGCGTTGATGCTGTTCCAGGGGATGTGACCGATCAACGCGACGTCGTACTTCGTCAGATCGTCGCCTACGGTCCACTCTCGGTGGTCAACCTCGTGGCCGGCCCACTCGAGACATTTCACGTAGAGGTCTAGGACGGAACTGTACTTCAGCCTGTTGCCACGGTTGCACTGCATGGGGGAGAGCCCCGTCACGAGAACTCGCATTTTCATCTCCTTCCTGTTGGTTCTAACGTCATAGAAGATCACGCCCGGGAGCGGGGGCCACCATCTAGCCCCCGCGCCCGAGCGTCAACCTCTAGAACGGGCTGACGGGAGGCGCCGGACGCTCCGCCGGAGCGGGTGCGACCGGGGCCGGAGCCGGAGCGATGGGAGCTGCCGCCTGGGCGGGAGCCGGAGCCTGAACAGCCTCGGCAACCGGAGCGACGGGCTGAGCCGGAACCTCGGCGACGGGCTGCGGAGCAACCGGAGCAGGAGCAGGAGCAGGAGCAACCGGAGCAGGAGCCGGCTGAGGCTGCGCGACCGGGGTCGGCTGCGGCAGAGGAGACGCAGTCGGCGCGGGAGCCGCGGTGCCGCCGGGGATCGGCTTCATGCTCTTCACATCCATCTGCGTCTGCCCGTTCCACTCGCGGTGGGCGATCTGGATACGAGCCGTACGGCCGACCATGTCCGTGGCGACCTTGGCGAGAGACGGCTTGGCCGCGAAGTAGTTCCGGTCCAGGCCGAAGGTACCCATGTTGCGGAAGAAGAATCCAACCGCCTGCGGGTTCTCCGGGCTGAGGACGAAGTTGTTGAAGATCCCGCCGCGACCCTTGCTCGGGCCGGCGATGACCTCCATGTTGGTCTTGATACCGTCCCTGCCGGAACCGAACCTGATCGCCTCAGCGGTCTTGATCCGGACGTCGTACTCACCGGGGTCGAGAACGGAGAAGCCGGCCTCGTCAGCGGTCTTGAGCAGGTCGTCCCAGGAGTAAGTGTCAGTCATTCTTGTACCTCTTTCTTACTTGATGTTACGGTTCTACGCTGTCACCTAGCGGTTGACTCGCGTTGTTCGTTACTGCTCGTTCGGTCCGAAAACCGTGTCCAACATCGCTGCGGCGTTTGGATTCTCGACATACGGTCCGAGTCTACCGCCGACGCGCTCTCCGGAGACATACTCGTCGGACGGCTGGATCATCATGTACCGATGCGGCGCGCCGGTCTCGTCGTTGATCACCTTCATATAACCGACGATGTCGAGGTAGTAGGGCAGCGTGGTGGCGAGCTGACCCTGGACATACGGAGTCTTCTTGCCGTCGCTGTCCCGCGACATCGCGATCATGACTACGGACTCAAGCGGCTTGACGGGGTGCGTGACCAAGTCGCGGAACTTCCGCACCGTGCCACTCACCTCACGGAGCAAGGTGCCCCAGTCCTGCGTCTTCATGATGTCGGAGCCAGCGATGGCGTCCACACAGCGCTGCTGGATCTCAGAGATGGAGTCAAGAATGACTGAGTTGAACGGGTGTTTCCCGCTGTTCAGCCACTCGTAGGCGCGCTTGACGTCTTGGTAATCGCGAACGGAAACCATCGCGGTGTCCCAGGTTCCGTCGTACTCCGGGGGAGCGTCAGAAGCGACGTTCCAAGGAACCTTCTTACTCGGAGTGAACCGGCTGCCGGCCTCCGCGTCAAGCACGAGACGAGGTGCGGGAGTGGTGTCTCCGAACCAACTCTTACCACTCTTGGAATCGCCGTGAACAAGAATAGTCAGGCCTCTCACGCTTCACATCCTTCCTGCTTCTTAGGCTTTGCTCGTAACACCTACAGTACCACATCGTGTTTACCTTTGGACAGTTGAGACGCATATTTTTACGTCTACCTACTCGGTAGAATTCTTGTCTCTGAGCTTCACGAGATTCGGAATCTCACTAGGGAGATAGTAAGAATATGGGTCTGCCTTGACGTACTCTCCAGCGACCATGTCACGCCACCGAGACCCGTCGTCCATGAGTGGGCACATCGCGGCGAACTCACACTTCCACGAGCAGTCTGCGCCGGGATTTGGGTAGGCGACGGTTCGGTGATCCTCACCTGTGTCAAGACGTCGGCGCGCCTCAACGATCTCACCGATCACGGCGTGGATCTTGAAGTAGACGGAGCGAAGCGTCTCGTCGTTGTAGTCGGTCTCGACTCGCGCGTAGAACGGCGGCTTCGCGCGGGCGGTTCGCTTACTACGCCTGATCATGTTGTAGATGCCGCCCTCTGCGCGCTCATCTCTTTTCTCTTGGAGCGCCTCGAGCTTATCGACGAGAGCGTAGAACCGCATCTGCGGATCCTTCTCGAGCGTCGCTGCCTTTCCGTTCAAGTCGGCCAGAGTCTTGTGGTCGATGAACCTGATCGTGCCAGTTGACCGTTGACGGACCCGCATGTCGAGACGAGCTCTAAGTGTGACGCCGTGTGGTCCGTCCACCGCGACGTCACGCTCGGTACTTACGATCTCAATATCCTCATCAGCTCCGGTTTCGTCAAGCCACTCAAGGTATCCTTCGATCATCTTGACCGCGAGCTGATGCTCCTTAGTGAGCTCGTCTACTGTCTCCGGCGACTGATACTGCTTCTCGTGCTGGTAGATGACGCTGAGCACGTGGTACGGATCTGCGTTCCACCCGTACATGTACTCCAGCACGACGTGAAGTCTCGTGCCGAGCTTCATGACGCCCGTTGAGCTCTCTGACGATGGCGGGATGCTGAGCTGTTCGTAGTACTTGAGCATCCACTTTCTCTTGCACCACTGCCACGTCGTGAGCTCTGAGTTGCTCATCGAGATGTCTAGCCCCACTTGTTCACCGCCATCCAGATAACGAATATGACCTTGATAGACACCAACACGCCGTATAGAACGACGAACCACGTGTGGCGTTGCGCGAACTCAGCTACGTAGTTCTGTGCCTTCGAACGGCCCTTCAACTGTGTATCCACGTCGTTCAAGTGCCTCCTTACATATCTCCGCGTGTTTCAACGGATGAAGATTCTGCTCTTGTCTATCCCTGAACAGAATCTTCGCTCCATTAACGATCAGGTACGCGTCCACCACAATTACACTGCCCCAAGAAGTTTGAGCAGAAGTACTCGGTCGCGCACGACCTCCTCGAGCCGCTCCAGCTTGCCACCGAGTGCCTCGCGCTGTCGCTCCTCTACAGTGTCCTTGCTGATGATGTCGATGATCTCCACAGAGTCGTGGATCTCACTGCCGATGCGGTGAACTCGGTCCTCTGCCTGGGCGTTCTTGAGCGCTGACCAGTGGCGGTTGAGGAACACGAGCTTGCTCGCTCGCGTCATCGTAAGCCCCTCTCCGGCCGCGTCGTGTGTGCACAGTAGTACGCGCTGCTTCCCCGCTTGGAACGCGTCCACGCGCCTCTGACGCTCGTCTGCGGCCTGGTCTCCGGTGACCAGCACCGGGTACTCCTTCTCGTCCACGATCTTGAGTTTGACGAGTCGCTCGTTGGCCAACTTGACGAGCTTCTTGCTGGCGGAGAACACGACCAGTGGCTCATCATCGAGGTCTTCGAGCAGCTCAACCAACGCGTCGACCTTGTTGCTCGGGTCCGCGAGCTCGACGTGGATGTCCATCGTCTCACTACCGGTAGCGTGCTGCTTGACGACCTCGACAAGCTGGGCGTAGGCGCTGGCGAACTGCATGAGTCGGCCGACCTTGACGAGCGGGTTCGCCGCCGTCAAGATCTCCTCATCAAGACGTGCCGCCATGTACTCTTCCATCTCACGATACGCCTTCGCCTGCTTGGCCGCCATCTCGACCTCGATGGTCGTGTAGACCTTGTCGGGCAGCTGAGGCAAGATGACCTTCTTGGGTAGCCGGCGCATCCGCGGGTCGACGATCTTGAACAGCTCATCTTTGGTCGCGGGGTTGAGCCCGAGCATCTCCATGCCGCCGAAGAAGTTGAAGCTCGTCTCCACGTACCGATCCACGTACTTGGACTTTGTGGGAAACTCGAGAGGCGACACGAGGTGCATGAGCGCCCACAGGTCCGCGGCGTTCTTCTCGGTCGGCGTTCCCGTGAGCGCGTACCGACGCTCTACCGTTGGACCGTGAGCGATCGACCAGACGGCGCGCGTCCACTTGGCTTTCGGCTCTTTGAGCCGGTGTGCCTCATCCGCGATCACGGTCTTGTACCCCGCGGTGTTCAGCTCTCGCGGGCACCACTCACAGCTCGTCTGCTTGACCTTGGGGCAGAGCTCAGGCTCGCATACCTGGCACCTCTTCAAGGAGATCTGACCGTATGAGGCGAGTCGAGAGTGCAGCCGTACCGCGTCGTAGTTGATGACGTAGACGTCCGCCTCTTCCGCGAGCGCCTTACGCCTTCCTGCCGCTCCACCGGACGCCACGCTGACCCGAATCCCGGGCCACCACTTGGCGAACTCACGCTCCCAGGTGTACTTGATCCCGTTCGGGCAGACGACGAGCGCGGGAAAGACGTCCTTCTTGTCGACCTCTTGTATGATCTTCAACGCGCCGATGGTCTGGGCGGTCTTGCCGCTGCCCATGCTCTCGGCTAGGAGACCTTGGCCGGCGATCGCCATGAACAGCGCGCCTACCTGCTGGAACGGGTACAGGTTCTCGTTGACACCGCCGTCGATGCCGAGCTCTGGGATCTCAGTCAACTCACGGAGTTTCGCGCACGGGTCGACCCGGGCCTTGAACTCGTTCCACGACCAGTCGTTGAGCATCTCACCGACCTCGAGCTTGTCTCCGAACAGCGCGCGCAGCGCCACGCACGTGCCCCACGAGAGCGGGGCGTTCCACTTCTGGGTCTTACCGTTGTACTTCGAGCCCGGAAGCTGACGGATCAGGTGCCGGTCAACGTAGCTGGTCTCAACGATGATAGTGCCGTCTGTATCAAGATCGGCGTGGGGCACGCTTCCTCACTTCCCTTCCTACGTTCGTGTCCTACTCAGGAACTATTTTACCACGGATGTGGGACGGTAGACACCTGCGGCGCTCGAGAAACTTGATCACGTGACGGGCGGCGTCCATGCCGTGAGGCGTCTTCGGTTGGTACCAGCCGATCCGCTTCAGCCAGGCGTCCTTAACGAAGTGGAGCGCTGAGCTGGAGTTCTGGTCCCCGACGAACTCTACGGCTCCGTACTTGAGCGCGTACCAACGCGCGATGCCGTAGACCTGAATCGCGAGTCCGTCTGCGTCTTTTCGTGCTGACATCGGGGTGATAACGAACTTCTCAGCACCGAGTGTGGTAACCCCGCCGAACTCTCGCATCCACGACTCAAGTGCGATGCCGAGCTCAGCGAACTCGAACTGGTTGACCGACACCTCATCGATCTCCCGGTCGTACAGTGCCCAGCCGGTGGTCTTGCCGCCATCGAGAAACAGCACATATCTAGCGTCCATATTTCCTCCTGTCAAATAGAACCGATCGCGACGAACTGCCCACGTCCTCTGCCTTTCAAGATCATGTCACGCATGTTGTCACTCTTTGTCCCGGGGATGAGGTGTTCCTCTCGTACGCACGCGGGAGTGTCACACTCGTGGAGGATCTCGGGCGGGAGCCACCCGTGCGTGACGAGGAAAAACCACCTGTGAGCGCGTCGATTTTTCCCGTCAGCCCAAAACCAGCCGTATCCGTCATCGTCGACGGCGGCGATCCAGATGTGACAACTCTCGTAACTGAGCTCCCACTTGGTGTTGAACCGGGCGAGTGAAGCTTCTATGTCTCTCATGACGGCTATCCCTTAGAGATCTCAACGATCAGTGTCGTGATCGCGTCCCACTGAGCTTCGGTGTAGTGATTGCCGAAGAAGTCGGGTCGCGCCTTCTCGTGAAGGTTGATTATCTCGACGAGATGCTTGGCCGTTTCCCTCGTAATCTCGATCATGGTAACTCCCCTATCTGGTAGTTGGTTAGTTTGCAGGTGCTCTTTACAGTTGAAGCACCTGGAGACACCTGGAACCCGTGGGTGCTGCTCCAACGTGGTGGGTCCGCAAGTGGGACACATACGCTCTCCTTACCGGGCGTCCGTCATCTCAGAACAGTGATATCGCGCGTTCATACTCGTTTTCTTAGAGTCTGAACGTCTCGTCCAGTGAGATGTACTTGAACATCACCGGTTCGCCGTCCCCGATACGCTCTGGTTCGGTAAGCCGGACGAGAAAGCTCTCCAATTCTTTTTCATCTTCTGCGTCTCGACGCTTGATCTCGGCGGGGCCATCGTCAAGGTATAGGAACCCATCCGCTGTTGGGCGAAACCGGTCGAGTGTGACCTGTCGGACTCGACCGCGCATGTCCATCGGCTTGTTGCCACTGTTGACGGCCACGTGTCGATCGACACAGCCTTGAAGAAGCCGTTCGTTGACCAAGGTCATGATCTCGGCGTGCGTGTCATCGACGGCCATGACCTTGACGACCCGGCCCCATCCGGGGCAATCCGCGTCTTCCCAATAGGTACCGAGCTTGACCTCGTGCGTCTGTTCGATTCTCATTTCTTCCTCTCTTCTGGTCGTAAAGACCCGACCGCCGCGTCGTGCGACGGCCGGCGAAGCTCTTACCTTCTGTGCCAGGGGACTTTCTTCTCGAGTCTAAGAACCTCGTTGTTCAGCTCGGTGTATGTCTCGTCTTCATCGCCGTTCGGCGGAACGTAGCTGTTCAGCTTTTTACGTGCTTCTTTCAACTTCTTTACGGCGTCACTCATCTAATGCGCTCCCTTTGGTCGTGTGTCTCTAGTCTGCTTTGACCCACTTGATCGTATGAACCGTCTCCGGCCTGACCTGGTAGAAGATCCCGTCCTCGTCTTCGAACGGCCTGTGGTCTTGATACTCGGTTGATCCCTTGTCGTAGTGCGTTCCCCAATAACCGAGTTCGCCGATCTTCTTGATCACGAGGAAGTAGACAGTACTCCACCGTGTGGTGTCTACGATCTGGTTCTCGATAACCTCATAACCTTCATGCCACTCACCCGAAAGCCCATACGCGAGTTCACGCGCGACATCTTTGTCCAGCTTCAGCGTTTCGATCATTCCTTAACGCTTCTCATTGCTTCTTGAACTAGGTCCAGTAGCCTGTGCTTGAGCTTGTCTCGAGTCGAGAACATCGGGTTGACCTCGAAGTGACTCAAGATCTGATCGAGCCTGTCGTCGATCTGCCACATCTCCATCGTCATCAGACCTCCTCAAGGTAGCCGTTGAGAACGTCACGAAGTGCTCGCACATCCTCATTAGAGAGTTTGCAGATGCGGTTGCCGATCTCGAAGACTACACCCGTACGATCAGCTAGGTTGAACGTTCGAAGGTTCTCACCAAACCTGGGCTGAGGGTTCATCGAGTGAAGTGTGCGATCGAAGTTGACCTTGTAAGTTGATGTCATCCCTTGGTACTCCACCTCTCGCCGAACATATCCGCGGACCAGGTCAGCGGGACTCGGTACGTGTCTGCATCGTTGAGTGTCGCCTCGATCAAGTTCTTCACTTCGATGGCGTCTTCCTTGGGCACGTCCGTCACGATCTCGTCGTGGATCGGAACGACCATGTACGGGCCAAGACCCGCGGCGTCAAGGTCTACGAGACCCTTCTTGAGGATCTCGGCAGAGTGTCCCTGGATCTTGTAGTTCAACAGCGCGTACTCTCGATTGCCCTCGAGCGGGAGCCGACGACCATGCGGTGTGACGATGTACGCGACTCCGTGATCGCGCATATTGTCACGCGCTTCCTGCTTGGTCTGCTCCATGAGTTGAGCAAGACCGGGGAACGACTCGTCCATTCTGTCAATGAACATCTGCGCGACGTCGGTGGTGACCTTCGCCGTACGAGCGATAGTAGGAGCCTCTGCGCCGAAGAGACGACCGTAACTCGTATTCTTGATGATTTGCCGACGCTTGTCGCCCTTCTTGATGTCCTCATTGAGCATTCGACTGGCCATCGCGCAAAAGAAGTCCGTGTCGCCGAGGAAGGCGTCGATCAGCCCCTGGTCGCCTGAGAAGTGGGCGGCCATCCGCATCTCGATCTGGTCAGCGTCACACGTCACGATCTCATGACCGGGCGACGCGATGAACGCCTCGCGGACCGTCGGGTCGTCACGCTGGAGCGTCTGCAGCGCCGGGTCGGTGACGCTCATCCGACCGGTCTTAGCGCCCATCGTGTTGATCGAGCAGTGGACGTATCCGTTCTCGTCGGCGCCATCGAGGAAGTTCTCAAGGTACGAGCCGCAGATCTTCTCGGCCTTGCGAACCTTGAGCACGGTGGACGCGACGACGGGAACGTCGTAGTGACCTCCCTGACGTACCAGCTGTCCAGACACATCTGTCACCTCATCGCCGAAGCTGGCGATCCAGTCAAGAACCTCCTTGTCGAGCGCGTAGCCCTTGCCGCTCTTCGAGAGCTTCGTGAAGTGAACGCCCTGACTCTGGAAGTACGCGAGGAGCTGCATATTCGACGTTGCGTTCTTGATCCCGAACGTCGACCGCAGCCAATCTCGCGCCTCGCCCGCGTAACCGCGAAGCTGCTTGATCTTCTCGTGGCAGTACTCCTCATCAATCCGCGCGCCGCGGAGCATCATGTTCGCGCAGACTCGAATCGTGCCCATCTCGAGGTCGTATGCAGACGTGGCACCAGAATCGATAACCTGCTGGTAGAACCTGTTGTCGATGTGTGAAGTGATCACGGGGTCAAGCGCGCCATACACCCAGTAATGCGGGTGGTCGATAGGAACCGTGGCCCAATCCCACCCGTTCGTCGCCATGGTGTCTTTCAACAGATCTTGGCCGGCCACCGCCTTGGCGTCAATGTACCGAGCACCAAGTGCCTTCAAGCCCTTCGGTCGCGTGGGGTCAAGTACGTGCGCCTGCGCCATGGTGTCACGGATACGCTCCCACGGCGGCTTCCAACCCTTCATCCAGGTCTGCGTGTGACGAACGTCATGGGACGAGTTATGCATGGCGATCTCTTCCTCATACGAGGTAAGAGCCTCACGCGCGACACCGCCCCACTCCTCCCAGGGGATCGCCCACCCGTTCTGCATGTCACCGAACTGGCATAGACGAAGCTTGTGACGCTCCG